AGACATATGCCAACAAGGTGGATAAATCTGGACTATAGAGAAGATTACTTAGGTAAAGGTGGAACACCAGACAGGGCTTTGGCTGTTGGTATTTGGGATACGCCACATGCAAAAAAATGTACGTATGAAATTTGGAGCCGGTGATGGACATAGCCACTGTGGACGATCTGGCCGGGTTATTTTTTGAGGCAGCTCAGACTGAGAGGAAATTACCTCGAGCATATGATTTGAGGGTAAAGGGATGCTGGCCCGAAGTCGCACCAGATCCACAGTTGGCGTATGGATATTATGACGCTGAATATTCTATCGGGCCAGCAACATCCAAAGAGGTGACGAATTACGACAAGGCGCTGAGGTTGACCATGATGCTCGACGACTCAGACCGAAAATTGGTGTGGGCTGTTGCGCATAGTGCTGCCAGGAGGGCCAGAGGGCCTCACTGGGCGCGTATTGGGCGTATGATGGGTGTACATGCCCAAACAGTGAAGAGGCGCTTTGAGAGGGCCATTTTAGGGCTATGGTACAAAATGTAGTATGTAGTGTTTACAATACGTACGAAATGTAGTATTGATTTTGTACGCTGGGGGTTCTTATCCATGACGTTCAGCGTACCTCCCTGTCGAACACGAAAACTTATGCCGGCCTTTGTGCCGGCATCTTTTCCTGAGGTTACCTTGGCTAAACGTGAAAGAATTAAACGCGCAGTATTTGATGTGATCTGTCAGCGCATGAGCGAGGGCATGTCTCTTGCCCGGATCTGTCGCGAGGATAGCGAGCTGCCGTCAGACCGTACTGTGCTGCGACATATCCAAGAGGACGATGATGCGTACGAAGCTTATCGCAAAGCACAAGCGATACGTGCTGAGCGGTTACGTGATGAGATCATTGATCTGATTGAGCTGCCATTGCCCGATGATCCTAAGATGGCATCAGCCGAGGTCAATCGTCGCCGGCTCGAGGCTGACTACAAAGATAAGTTTATTCGGCAGGTTGCATCCAATGGACTGCGAGCTCGCAAAGATGAAGGTGACGATACGCCTAATGCAATCACGCTGAGCTGGGGCAATGGAACTGTCGAGGTATCTTAACGGGCAATCTGATTGTCCCTGGTGTGGACGTGTCACGCGCTTCGAGTATCAACAGTCACACATAATCTGTGGTGGTTGTAAGCGTAGTGTCGTGGACTGTTGCGAGGGAGAGGTCGCGAACAACGGATTGTCTGGACACGATGATGGCGCTGCTCGCGCGCGCGAGCAGATGTGAATGAGAATAAATATTAAGAAGGCAGGTCAGTCAGGTGAGTAACCTGACGTTCAAGCCAATGATTACAAAGGCTTAGGTGTAGTTCGCCACAGTCTCGCCACAACCAATGGTCGGTCCGACGAAAACGGCTCGGGTGATTTCATAAAGAGACCCCCCCCACCCCCCCAGGATCGCCCGCCTATTGTCTATGACGATACGTCCGACGAACAGTCTCACGGGGTCTCAATGACGAAAACCTATGGCAAAAACTGTTTCACTGCTCAAAAAACATAAGAGCAAAAAAGGCGGGTTAACTGAGGCCGGCCGCAAATATTACAACCGAAAAACCGGATCTAACCTCAAACGGCCGCAACCCGGCGGGGGATCTCGCAAAAAATCATTTTGCGCCCGTATGGGCGGTGTCAAAGGCCCTATGAAAGACAGCAAGGGCCGTCCAACTAGAAAGGCGCTGGCATTACGCCGGTGGAAATGCTGATGGCAAAACCTGGGCTCTACGCAAACATCAACAAGCGCCGCAAAGCCGGCACCTCGAGATCAAAAAAGAACACTACGATCAGCGCTAAATCCTATTCGCTGATGAAGAAGGGGTTCCCGAAAAAGAAAAAGTAAGGGTCCAACAGGAGCATGTCGAAAAATAAATCTGTAAACATCGAGATCCCATACACACCTCGACCACTACAACAGAAGCTTCACGAGCTGATAGACCAGCACCGCTTTACCGTTTTGGTAATGCATCGGCGGTTCGGCAAGACAGTATGTGCGATCAACCACATGATTAAGCGCGCTATACTCGAGCCCAAAGATCGGCCGAGGCTGGCTTACATAGCTCCAACTCGGGTCCAAGCAAAACTCGTGGCGTGGGATTATTTAAAATTTTACTGCGCCTCGATACCCGATGTCTCATACAACGAAACAGAGCTCCGGGCTGACTTTCCAAACGGAGCGCGGATTCAGTTACTCGGGGCCGAGAACCCCTCTTCGCTGCGCGGAATTTATTTAGACTTTGCCTGTGTCGATGAGGTAGCGGACTGCCCGGAAAGCTTGTTTCCGGAAATTTTGAGGCCAGCTCTTAGTGATAGAAAAGGAACCTGCGTCTTTTTGGGGACACCCCGCGGCCACAATTATTTTTTCGACCTATGGGAAACTGCCGAGTCAGCCAATGGGTGGGGACGGGCCATGTATAAGGCAAGTGAAACGGGCATTGTCGATAGTGACGAGCTCGAGGCTGCCGCGGCCACGATGTCTGAGGATCAATACAATCAAGAATTTGAGTGCAGTTGGGTGGCTAATGTCCCCGGCTCGGTATTTGGCAAAGAGCTACAGAAGGCTAACGACGATGGTAGAATTACGGAAGTACCGTACGATCCTAGCGCGCCGGTTGAAACAAGCTTTGACATCGGTATGCATGATTATACTTCAATTTGGTTCTATCAGCGGATTGGTCGCTCTATCCATTTTATTGATTATTATCAAAATCGCGGCGAAGGGCTTCCACACTATGTACAAATGCTGCAAGAGCGGGATTACGTCTATTCGCGCCATAATGGACCGCACGACCTCGAGGTTCGGGAGATCGGCAGCGGAAAAACTCGGAGAGAAGTGGCTTACGATCTTGGATTGAACTTCCGGATTGTTCCGCGGATTCCGGTGCATGATGGAATCCATGCTGCGAGAATGTTGATCCCGATGGCCTGGTTTGATCAGGCTAAGTGCCAAGAAGGTCTCGAGGCTCTTAGATATTATCACTATGCGTACGACGAACGCTCCAGGCGGTTTAGAGACAAGCCTGTGCATTCCTGGGCATCGCATGCCGCGGATTCGTTCCGCTACGCCAGTATTGCAATTGAAAAATTTGATGATCGGGCCCGAGCTCCGCAGGTGACGGCTGACAACAACTACAACCCGCTAGAGGTAGCGCTATGAGCTTTTTGATGCCGAAACAAAAATTGCCGCCGCCACCCCCGATACCGCCAGTGCCACCGGCACCGGCCGTCGAGGTTGCGTCAACAAAGGTTCAAGATGATGTGCGTTCGGATCTGAAGCGCCGTAAGGGTTCGGCTGCAGCGATTGCGACAAGCGGTATGGGTTTAACAACGGAAGAAAAAGTTGCCGGCGCGTCTCTGCTCGGTGGCGCAATGAAAGGATAGCACGATGGGTGGACCTATTGTTGATACAGTTACAGACATTATCAGCGGCGGCGGTGGTGGTGGAGACTCAACGCCAACCCCGCCAACAGTAACCCCTAAGCCAGTTGTGACACCTCGCAAGGCTGTGCGGGTTGGTGAGAAAGGCGCTGAGAAAAAGAAAAAGCGCGCAGCCATTCGGCGCGGCGTTCCCCGGCGGTTGAGCTCCAGCGTTTTGGGTTCTGTTGCTGGTGAGGAAACGAAAGCGCGGTTGGGCGATTGATGACAACTCAACCTGATGACGTAGCCATTAAGCTAGCCAAACGGCTCAGTAAGCTTGAAGACGAGCGCGGCCAGTGGGAGCACCATTGGCAACAGCTCGCCGAGTATATCTTGCCGCGTAAGGCAGATATCAATGTTAAGCGCACGGCCGGCGACAAGCGCATGGAGATGGTGTTTGATGGCACCGCCATACATGCGTGTGAAATGTTGTCTGCGTCATTGCATGGGATGCTCACAAATCCCTATTCGCCCTGGTTCGATCTGCGCTATCGCAATGAAGAGATGAACGTCGATGATGAGGCGAAAGAATATCTTGAGGAAGTAACGGACCAGCTACACAAGGCGTTCCAGCGCTCAAACTTCTCGGAGCAAATCCATGAGCTCTATATGGACCTCGTGGTATTTGGCACCGGCGTTTGTTTCATCGAGTCCGACGATACTTTCGATCTGAGGTTTTCGACGCGGCATATCAAAGAGTGTTTTTTAGTTGAGAACAATCTAGGTCGGGTTGATACAGTCTACCGAAAATTTACATTGCCGGTGCGAGCGGCCGCGCAGCAATTCGGCGAAGAGAACATCGGCGAGAAGATGCGGAAGAAACTCGAGAAAGATCCGCATGAGGAAGTTGTCGTTGTTCATGTAGTTATGCCGCGCACAGATCGTGATGCGCAGAAGATTGACGCGAAGAACATGCCGTTCGCGAGCCTGTATTTTGATCCGGATCAAAAGATTGTCCTGGGAGAGAGCGGCTTCCGGGAAATGCCATATGTCACGCCCAGGTTTTTGAAGAGCTCATACGAAAAGGGGTATGGAAGATCACCTTCGATGACAGCGTTACCTGACGTGAAAATGATTAACCGCATGTCTGAGGTGACGATCAAGGCAGCACAGAAGCAAGTAGACCCGCCGCTGATGGTTCCGGATGACGGTTTCATCTTGCCAGTGCGCACCCGTCCCGGCGGTTTAAACTTCTATCGATCAGGCACCCGTGATCGGATAGAGCCGTTGAATATCAACGCAAACAATCCGCTCGGGTTAAACCTCGAGGAACAGCGCCGGCAAGCTATCCGAGCTGCATACTATGTTGACCAGCTCGTGCTTGGCACGGGTCCGCAAATGACGGCGACAGAGGTCGTGCAGCGAACGGAAGAGAAGATGCGTCTATTGGGTCCAGTATTAGGACGGCTACAAGCCGAGCTGCTACAGCCCATGATTGACCGGGCGTTTAATATAATGGTGCGGCAGAACAGGTTCCCCGCGCCACCGCCAGCAATTGCAGATATGGATATTGAGATCGAATATGTGTCGCCTCTAGCGCGAGCTCAGCGGCAAAACGATCTGCAAGCCATCATGCGG